CCGCCGGCGACCACTGTGACCTTGCCGGATTTTGCACTTTGATTCATCATGGTGTATCTCCTTTTTTCTCTCGCCGCATGGCGGCATGTATTTTTTGATGCTCTGAGTACGTCAGCACTTGCAGATTCTCCAGAGTGTTATTTGCTTTATCTAAGTCTCGGTGATGAACACAGTATGTTGGGTCAAGGTACACCTGCCCTGCAATCTTGACAAGGCATTTAGACACTGGATAGTACTCTCTGAGATGACGTTCCATAACGAGACGATGTTGGAGAACATAATCCCTGTTGGAGAAGGGATGTGCTGGAGCTTTCTCGTACACATACCCATCAGAGTGCTTAGCGATCCCTCCATTCCACATACCGTTCCCGGAACCGGAAGACCGGGCAGATAACTTTTGTAGGTACTCAGAGTGTGTGTTTCTACACTCCATTGAGCAGTATGTCCGCCGGTACGCATGACAGGTATGCTCGAAGAAAGTGACTCCACAGGCTTTACAAACAATCTCTGCCTTAGGTAGTTCCCTATCTTTTCCACGACCGACTCCCGCACACGCTGGGGAGCAATACTTTGCCGTATCCCTCCGGACTGGAGGAACCTTGAACTCCTTACCGCATGTCTTACAAGACAGAACCGCCCCTCTAAACTTTGCCATAGCATACCTCCTGTGGTTGATTTCCCACTATCGTACACTATTTGTTTAGAATCTGTCAAGTAAGACATACGCTATTCCTTAGGTTAGCCCAACTCCACGGCAGCCACCTCGCACCTTCCGATCCAAGCCTGATTCAAAATAACACCAGTGAAGTAGGTTTTCCAACCTACGGAGCCGCGTTGCGCCAGAGGGTCACCGCCACGAGGGACGTTCGGGTTGAGAACGATCGGGGTGATGGCATTCTTGCCCTTCAACGGAACGACACCAAAGGCATCAGGAGAGAGATACAGGATGGGATAAACATCGGCAAGAGTGCCGGTGGTGGATACCATGGTTACGCCGCTGCCAGCCTTCGCACCGCCGCCGTCAGCCCAAGCCTCAAACACGGTCGAGGTGATGTAGCGTACATTCTCGACAGCGCCGATCTCACTCTCGTACTGCGAGGATCCACCATAGTCAACCACATCTTTGAACCCGGTGAGGCCGCGAACGGTATTCTCAAGGTCAGGATGGATGAGGCCAATGAAGGAGGGCAGAACTGCTTCAGCACCGAAGTTCGGGGAACTGGAGATCTTGGTGGTGAATGGGCGAGCAAGCTGGCGTTTAAAACCACGGATGGCTTTACGCTGCAAGCTCAGGGTCAGAGGGGTGTTGATGTCTGTCCGTTGAGAACCATTGGCACGATAGACAGTGGTACCAGCCTTGATGATACCAAACAAGATGGTCTCCAGGGTCAGAGCAGACTGCTCACCGATCATGCCTGAATACTCCATCAATACGGGGTCGGTGTGCAGATCCTGAATGACGTCGGACAAGGTGAGGAAGTCACCATACTGGCTCAAGGTGGCGGTGTAGTCCGTCACGGTGGGCGAACTACCGGTCGGGGTAACACTCTCTACCAACGGGGTGGTAGCTGCAGACAGTCGCTCGTACCGACGAAACTTCTGGGTATTGGTTTGGTTCTTACCTAAAGGTTTGGCTTGCCCGAACTGCTGGATAACCAGATGGGGCTGCCCACGCTTTAGCATCTCAACAGCCGAACTTGCGGCTACTGCCGGGGAGATATCCCCATACACGGTTGTCATAATGATTTCCTCCTATGACTTTTTTGGTTACGCACTCGCCTTTCCGGCAAATCGATCAAACGCGCTGTCGAAGTCGTTGGGGTCAAGAGCGGCCCCACGATCTACAGTCCTACGGCTTCTTACTCCTTCCTGAGCAGTGAGCCTTTCTTCCACGGTTGGGTCTACCGCCGGAGGCGGGGTCGGTGGAGGAGCAAACTCTGGACTCTTCTTTACCATATTGAGCAATTCAATCGTCTCTGCCGGGGTGCCGCGATCAAGAACCGCGTTGTACGCCGACTGAAGAATTGATGGTTGTTTCTGCACCCAGGCCTCGACTTGAGGCAGGATGGTGAAGGCATCGGCATGGGCGCCCAGTACTTGGGACTCCCAGCGAGAACGGGCAGACATCTGGGCCTCAGTTACGACAGGAGCGAACTGCTGCGTTACCGTGGCTGTGGTCTGTTCAAGGGCTTGTTGCCGAGTCGCGTCCCGGGTCGCTGTGATCTTCTTCTCGAGCAGGTCGAACAACGGCACGACTTCAGGGTACTGTTCAGCAACTGCGTCAAAGAGTGCCTGCTCCTCGTCCGAGAACTTAAACGGCTCAGGGGCAACAGGTGCAGGAGGTGGTTCAACGACGACAGGCGGCGGCTCAGGTACAACAGGAGCGACCACTACAGGCTCAGGGACTACAGGTGGTTCAGGTGCGACGACGACCGGCTCAGGAACTACAGGCTCCGGAGGTGCGATCTCGATCGGTGGTTCATTGGACGCAGCAGCGTCGAACGCCAAGTCGAAGGCGTCGGGCTGCATGTCGGTTATGTTGGTGTCGATAGTTTCTGTTGGCATAATTTAGTCTCCCCCCAAATTATTTGTTATACCGTAACAAAGCGTTACAATGGATGTCAAGAGAATATAGCAAGAAGGTCTCTACATTCTTTCGCTCTTCCGCGAATTTCTGGATTTTCGTTCTTCTCCAACTGGTCTCGATACTCTTCCCTTTTTTCATTCAAGACCAGTTGAAGTAACACGATCGCATCCTGGCCAGTGTGGGCTTTGAGCCGAGCATAAATAGAATCGTCAGAATTATTCGGCATCCTTCGGCTCCTTTGAGATTGTTGAAAGAAGAACCTTGAGGTTCTCCATCTGCGTTCTATCATCTGCTGACTGAGCATTGGCCAAGTTCTGATCAACACGAGAGAGAATCTCCTGCATCACGGCGTCGGCCGTACTCGAAGCGATCTCAGTGTCCACCTCGATCTTGCCGGCGTGTGCCTCAGCCTGTCTGGTCTTAGCGGTTGTCAGCCCTTGCTCTACCTGCGATGCTTGCGCTGCACTCTCCTGCATAGCTTTGAGGATCTTCTCAGCTTCAGCTTTCGGCAGTACTCGGTCAACTGGGAGGTCTCTAGCCTTGAGCCGATCGATGAGCAGCCCATAGGTGTCGAGCATGGCCCGTTCTTCCGGCGTCAAGGTGGTCATAAACTGATCCAACGCGGCGCCACGAACTTCCTTAGCCACCAGGGAGAGATTGCCCTTGGCCACGACGTCGAAGTCTCCCTTGATCTTCTCATTCGGATTGAACTCCATGTTCCACAGCAGCATGCTCCGGATGAGTGATGCGTTGAATTTGTCGAAGGCTCTAACGGTGTCCTTGGTCACCATGTTGGCAGAGCCCAGCATCATGCTCATGTTGTTGCTGGTCCGGAAGGCTTCGCCCATCGGCTGCTGCATAGATCCCATGGAGAAGGCCGGGAGGTTGCTCTCAATGTCAAGCTGCTGCCTCTGGGTCTCAATGATGCTGAGCAGCTCTGGGACGTGGGAGGATACGTTGATATCTCGAACAGCCGGGTGCTGTGCCACTGGCCCGTCCCCTTCTCGGTTGATGACCATAAAGGCATGAATCGATCCGACTGCCTTCTGCCCTCTGGGGAGCAGGCTCTGGTTGACCTCAAGGATAGGTCCGGCGGTTGCGGCTGCGTTGTCCATCAGTGCCCGAGTCATAGCACAAAGACCCATCTGAGAGTCCCTCACCTCTTCTGGCAGGCCTATGCCGGTGAGCCCTGAGTCTTCATCCTCAGCATAAATGAACGCATGATACTGATCGGACGGCTTCTTACCGAAGGCGGCGATCCTGGCTTTAATGACGGTATCATCAATGAACCACAGGTCGACGAAGATATCGTCAGCGAGCTGCTCGTCGGTTACCTCAATCCCACTTCCACGAAGTTGGTGGCCAGAGACAAACCCAAGTGCTCGGTACACTTCATACCGGCGCCCAGGCTGATCAGAGATATTTGCAGTCTTGGCTAACTCTTTGAGTGCGGCCTCATAGGTCTTCGCCGTGTAGTTGCCGGTCGGGTGCAGCTTGAGGTACTCAGTGATCTGGGGAGCGAGGAAGTCGGGCCGCTGTGCCAAGGCGCGAAAGTCGTTGCGCACGAAGACGAACCGCTCGAAGATCATCTCCTGGTCTTCCCAGGTCTTGGCCGACAGGTCGAAGTAAAGATCCCACATGCGAGCATACTCAGGGTATGGCCGCCGCACAGTGACCTTCTCCGCGACATACTGTCCATTGATGGACTTCCACCTACGCTCGGACTGGGTGCGAACCATTGGGCTCCTGGCCACTCCAGCGCCGTAGATGTAGCCGCTGCGGATAACACGCTTGCAAAGCTGAGGGTAGTCCACACCAGCGTCTGAAAGCTGATCGGAGATCTCCTCCTCCATAAGTCCGGCTCGTTCCTTGGCAAAGACGTCGATCTCACGCTCTATCAGTTCGTCGAGGTTATCTCCCTCTTGGGCCGTAGACTGTACTTTGGCGAGGATGCGTTGCAGGTCTTCCTCAGGGATTGATGGGTTTGGGGAGGGCTTCACAGTCCAGTTTTTCTCCTGCGCCGGGAACAGCATCTCCATCATCTTGGCCACGCCGCCTTTCACCTTAACCCGGGTGTCTCGCGGGTAGGAGTGAGACTTATCCACCGGGATGTTCGCCTGCACATCTGGATCGTAGACCCCGCGATACTGCCGCAGGTTGGAGAGCCATTGCAGTTCGAGCAATGCCTTGTCTGAGATGTATGTGTCGAGTGTTCCTTTGAGAAAGGAGCCGAGCTTGGTGAGACTTTCAGTGCTGTATGTGGCCATAATCAATATCCCTCAGACTGCGCGGGTCGATGCCCTTGCGTTGGGAATGGGTTATGCCCAGGCAATGGGCGAGGAGCAAAGTCTTTTGGATCGAACTTAGGGGACCGAAGGTACATATCGCCGTATTGTCCAGCCTCAATAATGTGTGACCAGTCATTTTTCTGTGGTGAAAGCCCATATTCCCCTGATCCTTTGAGTTTCGGGTAGCGGTATCCGCTCTGTAGTCCAACAATATACCACTTACATGAGAGATCAATCAAGCAAAGAGGCTCACCTTCTGGATATTCCGACAATATTCCCTCAGTTGCCTGGATTCTAACGTCCGGATCGTTGGTTGACGCACCGATGACGATAGCATCTTCTTCCTCGAACTCGTGCTTGATCATGTCCATAGCTTTGGACTCATCCGAGTCTGCCCTGCGCTTGCCGGCTGGGTCGCCAACGAAGATCAACGGGTTGTTTGGAAAGAAGTTTTTAATGATCGGCCGAAGCCGCAGCTTGGCGAACCGCTTCATTCCCATGTCAAACTCGACCGCCTCCCGAAGAGTGTAGATCCTGCCGTCCAGGTGCATCTGCTTGAAGGTAGCCGCTGGAGTTAATCCACAATCAAAACTAATGATTACAGGTAGATACGGATCTATTGGTAATGGAGTGAGAGAAACGTGGCGGTCGCGCTTGAACACGCGATGATAGACCGGCTTGCCGGCCTGAGAGATGGCGTACTGCGCTTTGATATAGACATCGACCCAGGCCTTACTCCGGCCCTTCGCCTTGCGGGTGTAGTAGCCGGGCTCTAGATTATCTGTGTTCTCTGCGTTTTCCGCTAATCCGGAAGGCTGGATGAAGGTGTCGCAATCGACCAGGGTGTCGGGGTCGTCTCCCTCAAGAGGCATGTGCTCCAGGAGTTTCCACCAGTAGGTGTCAGTGGCCGGTGGGTTGGTGTCTGCGATCATCATCCAGTAGTCGGAGCCGCCCATCTTCTGGGAAGGGAACCGCTCGAGTCGTCCTTGAAGGCTCTCCACAACCTCCTGCGGGATCTCACGACACTCGTTGAGCCACGCCCCGGTCAACTCCAAGGAGAGAACTTTGGCTATATCATCAGGGGTATCGAGAGCACGGAAGAGGATCTCTGCTCTGACATCCCCAAACTCGAAGAAGTAGGTGGTCTCTGTTGCTCTCCATCTCCCAACGCCGGCACCTGGTGGGAACCAGTCGAAGAAGGTTTTTAACGTAGTATCACGAAGTTGTCCGATTGTATTACGAACAACGACCCACCGGCTGCGACGAAAGCCATCAGTTCCAACACGCTGCTCTTTACACCTGCGGAAGATCTCTATGCAGCAGGCAACAGACTTACCGCCGCCAATTGGGCCGCAGATAATCCTGAACGGATGGTTGGACCTATGGAACCGAGCCAGTGTGGGCGCCGATTTCCGAACGTCGTAGTCGAGATTAAAGATAGTAGCCAATCCACGCCCTTATGTAGAGGAGAACAAAGATATTCACACTGCCTAACATTTATAGCGCAGCCGTCGAGAAAAAGAAAGCGTTTATTTTAGTTGCGGATCTGGAAAGACACTGCTATATTGTCACTAACGATACTAATGAGAAGGTTAAAAAGGAGGGGTGATGAACACGGAACACTCAAAAGAAAGATGGCACTGGTACTCGGATTTGCAAGCAATGGCAATGGCTGAAAACTCAAGAACGAAGACGATACCCGTCGCTTTGCTTGATGATGGGACTGAAGCTATATTTACAGAATCAACTGATGTGGGTTCATCGCCCAGTGGAACATGGGACGATTATGTATTCATTGGTAAGGGTAAATATATTAGGCAGACTAGAAACCAATATTAGAAGAGACAACTTAATTGTTGTTTCCGAGATGTTTCCAAGCCCCAAATAGCACAAGAATTCAACAACAAAATCAAGCAGTTCAAGCGCCAGCTATTATAATCCAATAGCTGGCGGTTACAGGTATTTTTCAATTATTTCAACATGAAACTAAACAAGGAAATTAGCTGGATTGTTTCCAGATTGTTTCCAAGATGGGGTAGTCATGGGAAAGTATCCAGAATACGGGACGGCAAAGATCAAATGTGGGAAACGTGGGTGCAAATGGACCGGACTTGAGACAGATTTGAAGTCGGTACGCAAAGAACAAGAAACAAGTAGCGCCATAATTTCGTCGTCACAGAAGGTTTGTCCTTTATGTGGCTGTAGCAGTTATTATTTTGTATAACCCCATCCATGCTGCATAGGGCGCATGAAACCGGCATATTGCAAACGTGCTTTATGCCGGTTTTTGTTTCCAGATTGTTTCCAAGATTACTGCGCCACCCCTATAGGCGATCCGCTTGCAGTCTTGAGTCTTCCACTCCCAGAAGTCATAATGTGCCGAATCGGGGCCGCATAGTCGCCTTCAATGGTGACAGTGGCAAGCGTTGTACCAAGCGTTGCCCCGCCTGTAGGATTGCTCAAGATCATCTGGAAGTATCTATCATCATCGGCCCCGTTGGCAATCATCTCGATACCGTCAGGAGGCGTTCCGTATGCGTTGACCGGCATAGTGGTTACACCGTCTGCAAACGTGACCGTCACATTATCGTTACCATAATAGTCAACATCATGGGTTGCAGTCTGCCCGTTGCTTGACCATTGGACCGTTACGCTTCCAGTGCTGCCACCTGTCCTGACAATGTTGATCGGGATGCGCCCATCTGCTCGCACCGCCGAGTAGGTTGAATATTGCCAAGAAAGTGACCCGGCACTAGTGGAGCCAGAGGCCACAGAGAAGGAGATGGTTGAGTCGGTCGTGTTGGCGTTTCCAGCCCCATCAATACATCTGACATAATAGGAGTAGCTGCTTCCGTTGGTCAAGCCTGAGACAGTTGCAGAGTGACTCAGTGCGTATGAACTGCCGAACGAGAGCGTCATGTCGGCATAGGCTGTTCCTGCGGTTGCGGAATACCTACAGGTAGCCGCCTCATCCGTGACTAGGCTGATGGTGGTGCTTGTGGTCCCGGCTGTGAGTGTACCAGATGGTGCGAGTAACGATCTAACAGGTGCCGTAGTATCGTCGCCTCCACTCTCACCTATTGTAACAGGAACGCCCAGGGAGTTAGCCGCCCCTGCTGTATCAACAATATAGAGATAGGCTGTTGATTCGGTGGGGAAAGCCCCGGTGTTTCCTGTGATTGAAATGGAGGTACCGCCCCAAACGCTTGCAGGTTGCAGCTCACACTTGCCACTAGAGGCCCAACTTGACCCGGCGCACAACATTACCCTTGCAAAAGACTTGTCTACATAGACATCATCCATCCACGTTGTTATTGGTAGCGTGGTCGATCCCCCCGAATCCCACCCCACCATCCATACATAGTCAAAGTTAAAAGTACCACTTGACCAAGAAGCATTGCTTCTAAGTGCCTGCCCGTTTACTTTGATGGTATATGTCTTGTTCGTGTTGTCGAACCAAACCTCGTGGAAGTTCCATTGGTCAGTGGTCCCTGGATAACTGTTCCAGTTATTTGCAACATAGTTCGGATTATCAAACACATAGTTTTGGTTTTGTGTCCAGGAAAATGTCTGTGTTGTGAGGGTTGCCTCCTTTGACGTTCTAATAAATTTACTTGAGTGGCTTTCGTTATTCGTCATCGGGCTTGCACTCGGTTTCCACCACCACGAAACATATACTTGGGCGGGGGACGTTCCTATGCTCAGATTCTCAAGAGTTGCTTGCACCTGATTACCATTGGACTTATAACACTCGCCTCCGTTCCGGCACTCCGTGGTATTCATTCTGATATTGTTGACGGCCCCCCACGGATAACCCACACCTCCAGGTATTGCATCTCCATTCCCCAACGCGGAATAAGATGATTGGTTTTCTACGGTGTCCCAGAGGACAGGCGCTGCCGTGGTTTTGGTTCCAAAGTCAGCGCCAGAGACAGTCAATTCCGTCCCGTTGCTGTATGTGCCAGTAACAGAAATACTATTTGGCGCTGCCGACAACACCAATGGTGTCAAAAGTGAGGATACAACGAGGGCGATAATCTTTTTTATCATTGTACAATCTCCAAGTCGGAAACCGATCCACTGATTGTATGATCTGCCTGGATATGGTCATACGAAGAAGCACCATACAGGTATCGGTAGTCGTTTTGCTCTCCGACTGCACAATCAACGGACAGTGTGTCTACGACAGTTCCAGTGTGTGAGCCTGTGCGGATGGTAGCGGTAACTTGTCCTGTACCGTTCGCCCCCCCATCGTCATCTCTTGCAACTGTGACATAATAGGTTCCAGCGGTGGCAGTATAAACGTCTTGGGTGTCAGTCCCATTGGCCGTTACTATCAGGCGAAGCTCATCTGTATATTGTCCAAACCGTATCATATCGCCAGATGCTTGCTGTATCGCGTAAACATCTCCAACAGCGTTTGCAACCCCCCAGTACGAGATCAAAGGGCCCCCCGACACTCCACTGTAGGTCATTGTAAACCTGTGGGTAAAATCTCCAGAGAAATAACCAGCGGTAAAGTCTTTGTAAACGTAAGCGGTTTCAGTTCTCGTGTCCCACGCTGTCCACGACACGCTTCCATAGGCTACCGTTAAACCTACACCATCAGCATCAACTTCGGTAAAGGTTGTGAAGTCTTGGGTTGATGAAGCCGCCGTATATGCCTTAACTCCTGGCCCTGGTCCTATCCCTTGACCCGCCATAGCTACAGAGCAAGAGAGGAAGAAGGCTATTAATAGTCTGATCATCTTCGCACCCACCATTTTATTGTGGCCCCATTCCCAGCGGTGTTGAGCGTGACGCTTGCCGCTGTATTATTGCTGGTCCGGACCTGCACATAGCCTGTAGCGTCCACATAGCACCAAACGGAAAGCATCCCATTAGCTGACGGAACAAATCCTGTTTTAGCAACAGGATCGCCAACAAATCCCCATTCGCAACTGTCAGTCGTGGCGGCATTGGTGGCAGTAGCGTGAGTGCCTAGTAGCTGACTTGATCCAGATGCGATAACCCCAGAGTTTGCCACAGTAGTTGTGTTGAGTTCCACTGAGCCGCTAGCTATAAATTGTTCTACCTCTAGAGCAGTCCTCATAGCGGCATCGTTCGCCGCTGACACAAAGGCTGTGGCATCTGCCGACAGAACAACATCTTCAACAAGTCCCATCACTCCCGCGCCGGTAGAAACATAGCTCTGGCCGGAAGTTGTTGGTGTTGGAAGGGTGAGGCCGGTGATCCCTGCCGCTGTTCCGGTGGTGTTCTGGTTGAGCGTCGGAAAACTGGTTAGGCTTGCGGCACTTCCACTTGGGGTGAGGTATGTACTTGTTGCAACCTGCCCAATCTGCCCATATTCATCTACGTTGAGGAGGGTGGTAGTTCCTGCGCTTGGCGGTGCGCCTATGGGAAGTCTCCACGATCTGTTCGCAACGGAGTTCCCGGCCTGCAATGCCTGCCAATACCCACCAGGGCCATATAGCTTGATAATCGTGCCGCCATCGCTGGTGCCGTCCAAGAATGGCCCGACTGTCCCATCTCCCACCGTGACAGACTCCCCACCACTCTGCGCGTCAGCACTCAGCACGCCGTCGGTGATTGTCAGTCTCGCCCCGACTTTGATACCGCCGAGGGTGTCAGCAGCCGCCGTTGGAAGGGTATAAGAGGTGGCCCCCCACGTCAAATCAAAGCAGGCGTTGAAGGCAGACTCAGTGGCAAAGCATGCCGCGTCAGCCTTGAGGCTGTAAAGTTCATCGAAGTTGCTCTTCGCCTTTGCAAGTTCTGCATTTGTAGCTGTTCGATATGCCCCAAGGGTAGCTGGTGCAGCAACCGCCGCTATGTCCGGCTTA